AGAAAAGGAGGGGGATAAAGTAGCAATACCATTACCAGCGGATCTTGAAGATCCATTTCCAGACAATGTTATTTCTCCAAATGAGGATTTTAACTTAGAGGAGGAAGATGAAGGAGAGCAAATTAAAGTTAACCTTGCAAAAAAACTATTTGAAGTACATGGGATATATAAAACAATCTAATTTCGGAGAAGATTTTGAACATGAATCAAGGAGGATCGAGTATAAGATCAATCCAGATAAACCTGGATTATCTTTTGGAGAAGGAGATGAGCATAAATCAGTATCTTTCTTTGATGAAGTTATACATGTTCCAAGTAGAGAAACGAGCACTACCAATCAGAGTCCATGATGAAGATTTGGTATACTTAGTTAATAAAGGCTACATTGAACATAAGGACAATGATGAAGTAACTCTTACTGAGCTTGGTAGAGAGATTTTTGAATTAAAAGAAGATCTTTTTATTAAGTTCTTTGAGACATTCCCTTATAGAGTCCCAGATGGTACAGGAGATTATAGAATTTTAGGAACCAAGTCTCCTGATACCATTCTTGGGAATAAGATCAGAAAGAAATGGATATCCATTACTAAAGCTGATATAGAATTACAGAAAACAATTATTAAAGGATTAGAACATGAACTTGAATATCGTAGAAGAACAAGCTCCCTATTATACATGCAAAATATGGAGACCTGGTTAAATAATGGAAGTTGGCAAAAGTATACAGATGAGTCTGAAGGACAACAATCTCTTCAGAAACCAAATACTGATATTTTATAAAATAACTACAATAATACTTGTATATAAGAAATAAAAACCTTATCTTTGTAATTATAAAATAGTATACAAATTTGAAATTTCTAGGAGAGATTGAGGAAGGAATGAGGGGAAGATATAAGGGTTTAGAAACCAGTATGTCAAGATTATCCAAATTTATTAACGGTATACAAAAGAGGACCTATTATGCTATAGGAGCTCAACCTAAAAGTGGTAAAACATCTTTATTGGATGAGTTTTTTGTATTGGGTCCCTATCTTAGAAATAAAGATGTTAATATTAAATGGATATATTTTTCACCTGAAGTAGATTTATTAGAGAAGATGGCTAAGTATACTGCATACTTAATGGATTATAAGTATAAAGTGTATTGCGATTCCAACTATATTCTAAGTAGAGGTGACAATCGTTTAACTCCAGAACACAAAGTATTTGTTGATGAAATAGCTCAGAATGAGTTAAAAGACCTTTTCGGAGATGGAAAGGTTCCAGGAAAAATAAAATTTATCGAGGATCGTATGAATCCTGAGGGTATAAGACAGGCTCTCTTAACACATGCTAATGAAAATGGTAAGTTCTTGTATGATAATTATGAAAAAGAAGGACAATGGCATAAGAAAATAGCAAGTTATGAAGAGAATGATAATTCTTTATACACTCTTCCTATAGTAGATCACGTTGGCTTAGTTCCATTAGAACGTGGATTCTCAAAAAAGGAGAACATTGATAAATTATCCTCTCACATGGTATGGTTTAGAAATATTTGTAACTTTAGTCCTGTACTAGTATCTCAGTTTAATAGAGATTTAGGGAAAATAGATAGGCTTAAGTTTTCAGGTGAACAGTTATCTCCAACATTGGAGGATTTTAAAGACACGGGTTCATTAAGTGAAGACGCAAGTTTAGTATTAGGGATATTTAATCCTACCCAACATAAGCATTTACAAAGACATCTACAGTATGATCTTAATGCTATTGGGAAAAGTTATAGAAGTATCCATGTTTTAGCTTCTAGGAATACTGAAGCAGGTGTTTCAATATCTGCTTTATTAGAAGGGAAGACTGGTAAATTTACTGAACTACCGAAACCAGATGATCAAAACGCTTTAAATAAGGTATATGAATATGTGGAAAGAAAAACGATAAGATGATGTTACCAAAAGTAAAAAGCGAAGTTAAAAGACAGAATCCTAAGATTCTATTGTTGTATGGTAAGCCAAAAATTGGTAAAACAACCATGCTTGCCAATTTAGAGAATAATTTAATTATTGACCTTGAACAAGGAACCCATTTTGTAGAAGCATTAAGTGTAGAAGTAAATAATTTAACGGAATTAAAGCAAGTTACTACTGAAATAGAACAAGCTAAAAATCCCTATAAATATATTACTATAGACACTGTAACTATGTTACAAGACATGGTTCTTGGGTATGCTGGACGATTATACAAAGACACAGTACAAGGTAAGAACTGGCAAGGGGATAGTGTTATTACTCTCCCAAATGGTGGAGGTTATTATTATCTCCAAAGGGCTTTCTTTAATGTTATAGATGATATTTGCACATTAGCTGAGAATATTATTCTAGTAGGGCATTTAAAAGATAAATTAATCAACAAAGCTGGAGAAGAAGTGAGTGCTTCTGAGATTGACCTAACAGGTAAAATCAAGAGCCTACTCTCCGCTAAAGCAGATGCTGTTGGATATATTTATCGTAAAGAAAACCAGAATATTATTAATTTTAAGCCTACAGATGAAGTAGTTTGTGGTACTAGGATTAAACATTTATCAGATCAGCAGGTAGTTATCTCTGAATCTGATGCAAAAGGTGAAATTACTACCTTTTGGGATAAAATTTATGTATAATTAAAAAATGTGAAGTTGATATGAGCAAGATAGATTTAAATGCAAAAGAGTTTGATGGTAACGTGATCTTTAATGATGGCGTTGCAGGTATTGTAGAAAATGTAACTATTCAAGTAGGAAAAAAGGAACTCACTGATGGTGAAAATTATCCAGACTATAAGCTGAAATTTGTAGCACCAAATAATGCCTCTGTAGATAAAGGATTTTATCACCTAGATGAGAACGCCGAAAACTTTGAGAAAAGGCTCAAGGGATTAGGCTCAGAACTTAAGCATATATGGGGTAATCTGATTGGACCAGAAGCTGTCATTCCAGAATTTGATACCCACAAGGAGATGTTAAATGTAATGTTCTCAAAATTTAGAGAAGCTATTGCAGCATCTCCTGATGATTTGTACCGAGTAACTGTAAACTATGGGAACCTCATGTATCCTCAACAATATTTAAGGGTACAAATGTTTCCTCCATATTTTGAAAGAATGACTGTTGAAGAGACTAGGTTGAGTCTTAGAAAGGACGCTAGGTTAACTCCCTTTGTACCTGATAATAAGGAAGCAACTTATGATACAGTTCATACTGAAAAGGAGGCAGATGGTTCAGCATGGAAATAGAGTAATTGTGTGTTTGTGTTAGTTAGTTTTCATTGGAAGGGGGAGGTTGAGGAGCCTCTCCCTTTTTTTATTTAAAAACATGAAAAAAATAAATCTTAACTCTATAGAATTTAAACCTAAAGAATTTATTTCTAAGGAAACTGTACTTGCACATACTAATGATTACTCTATATTTAAGTATTATGTAGGTAATTTTACAATCAATGGTATAATGCAAAGTCCCTTTAGAAAGGATAAACACCCTTCTTTTGGTATATTCTTCTCTAAGAGGAATAGTTGCTTACTATATAAAGACCTTAAAACAGGGAATTGTGGGGATTGTTTTTCATTAGTATGTAATGAAGTTCATCCTTCATTCAACTATAAAGAAGGTTTGTTACAAGTAGTAGTAGATTTTGGCCTCCAGGATCACTTTATAATGCCCCAAAATAGCCTTTTTAAGACTAGACTAGATCTAGGTCAAACAATAGAAGATCTCTCGAATTTGCCTACTAAGAATCAACAGGAGATAGGTATAAAGGCTAGAGCATACTCCTTCTTTGATTATAAGTTTTGGAGAGGTTATGGAATATCCAGAGAAACTCTCAGAAAATACAATGTAATACCTATATCTCATTTTACATATGGTAAAAAAGTATTTAAAGCAGACTCCCATTCCTATGCCTATATTGAACGTAAGGATGGGGAAACTACTTATAAGATATACCAACCTTATAATGAGCATGGAATTAAGTTCTTTACTGATATGAATTCCAGTATACATGCAGGATATACACAATTACCAGCTAAAGGAGAGGTGCTTCTTATTACTAAATCCTTAAAAGATGTTATGTCTATTACTGAAGTAGCAGGATATAGTGCAGTTAGTGTACTATCTGAGACTGTTACTGTCAAAGATATAGTAATGGATGAATATAAAGA